CGCAGGCTCCGTTTTAATACGGAGTCACCCACCTCGGCTTGATGTCGACGGCACGAGGACGTCCAGAACGTTCCAAGTGCTCCCTGTCGACGGATGGCTGTCCGCCGCGCTTAAGGAAGAACTTGAGCAAGGCACCATCACCCGAAAGAGAATTCTTGGGGATGATGGATCTAACCACATAACCCTTAACCAAGGGGCGATGTAGCTGCGCACACATCCTCTCTGGTTGATAACCCAAAAAGGAGGTACGGCCTAGCACCGGGCTGGTAGATTCGGCTACTGGATAGTACTTAAGTACTTTCCAGACCAAACTATCAACGTATTTCACAGTTTCCCAGCATCCAGCTTGGAATAGCTGGTTAGCAAAGGAGACCAATGAAATACATCCCGGTCCGTCTGCCAGTGATGAAGGAAGCATGCGACGGAACTTGACAATGCTAACGTCATGTCCGTCGTAGTACTCCTTTCCACATGACTCTCTGAATCGTCCGATCCAGAAGGACTTGGCAGCTCCCACACGAGCACCGAAATGCTCAAGGGAGTTGATCACTGGTTCCACACTGTCTACTGGGATAATCAAATCATCCCCGTAGACGCGCACTCGGCCTCTAAAGCGGAGAAAATCCGCTCGAGAGGTAAAGCGCGTGTTGAGCTCTCGCTCGATTCCAAGGAAGATGATGGTAAGAAAAACCATCGCCTCCACAGGGAAACAGAGAGCAGAACCCATAGATGCGAACTTGGCCAAGCGTATAACGCCATGGCCAGGCACATCAGCCTTACGCGATCGGGTAGCATCTAATCCTTTAAGCAAAGAAGGAAAAGACGATACCATAGACCGCACCAGCTGATTAGAAACCCGGTCAGAAGCCTCGCTTAAATCAAGCGTTGCTAGCTGACCATTTTCTGAGCCAATACGTGCCAAGTCCTGGTTAGGGACTTGGTCACTAAAGCCCAGAAAATGCTTGACAACCTTATCGGTTTCAAGCAGCTCGATCAATGGCTCAAGAATCGCCTGTTGTGCATACTGCACATATGACGGCTCTATTGCTATGATCCGAGGGGTTTTCAGCGTCTTAGGAACTGATATAACCCTAACGGGTTGCTCAGAACCGGGTTCTAGATAGGTGATTTGGTTCTCATCCGCAAAACGCGGATTAGGGAGAAGAAAATTCTCCGCAGACATAACCGACTGCAACCGATCAGTCCAGGTACTAAGCTTAAACTTCTGGTTCCCCAGAAGTTTATCAGCCGTTGCACCTGGACCGTGTTTCGGGATAATGTCTTCATCATGGATAAGTTTATCCATTTTTGAAAACACGTCTCGGAACAAAAGAGACGACATTCTCTGAAAATCAGAAAAGTCCTTCTCAAAAAGAAGGGCGTCGTTCTCTTTCACCTCTCTATCACAATCCACATATCCAGACATGGCATCTCTTTCCCGTGCTGGAGTGCACGGAAGTTCGATTTTGCTATAGAGCAGCGTAAGCTGCCGAATAGCTAAAATTGCTTCCACATCCGGATTGTGAACCAACACGCCACTACCGCGGTCGAACACACGATCGAGGAAACCTCCGAGAAATCGAGGGAGACCTGCTCTCCAGGAAAAACCCTGGAAAGAGTTGCGATCAACAATCCCTTGGTCTAGACTTTTTTGGAAGTCTTTTCCGAAGGAAGGTAGGGTTATCGTAAGAAATGATAACCCCTCGTGTTCGACACGACCTGAGACGGTTTCAATGTCTCTGGTAGCGCTAGTGCAACATCTGTTAGCGAATTCATCCGCTAACTTTGACCAGAGCACAATCAGGCTTTTCAAAAGCCCCTCCTTAAATAGAGGTGTCTTTTCCTTAGCCACATGGACTCTTTGATATTCAAAACTAACCTTTTACATAAAGGCAGAGATGAACATCATCAAAGCGCCAATTGCCATAATGCCGAGGAGAATTACTCCACAGGCAGCGATGGCAAGAAGCAGGTTAAAATTATAGTCGTGTTTTGACATATAATTAACCGTATCTCCTTTCTGTCACCGACATGAGGGACTAGAAATGATACAACTCAAGTATCACCATAGTCCACACCATGATGTTGCAGAGGATGAGCATAAGTATATGCTCACGAGAATTAGGCAAAGCCTAAGACTCGCTCCCCAGCAACTTTTTGATGTTTGCTTCACTGAGGAAGGTTTTGAGGCCTTCCACCAGTTTACGCAATTCTTCGTTGGTATACCCAGAAATGGGCCTATCAACGACCAGATATGCAGAAGTTGAAACTTCTTCATTCTGGCTCGGATTAATGACAGAGGCGATGACCTTTGACAGATCAATGCGGGCAGTGTGTCGCTTACGACGTCCATTGGACGTTGCGAGCTTCACCTTGACCGCACCGTCAGAGCTGTCGTACTCCGAGGCGAAATCTCCGGTAGAAACCCGGGGACATTCGACTTCAGTAGTACCGTCAACTTTGACTTTAATCGGATCTGAGAATGCCATGTAGCGTGCTCCTATTCTGCATTCACAAAGGAATGCATTTGATGGTTGCAATGAATTTGCTACCGCAAATGAGTAATTCCAAGTGCGGCAGAAATGGCCAATTGGGTTGGCGATAAGCCGTCCCATGAAAGGCCAAACCCAAAGGGATTAGCCTCAGCTCTATTCTTGTGCACAGTGTGCACTTTAATAGGAGCTGGGGGCCCGCTAACGCCGACAAGGCCGGTCGCGGGCATGGTATATATGTCTACAGTGGAGGTTTCCTCCATTATGTAGCCATAAGCCATCACAAGGCCACCTATGGTAAACGAGGTTACGTTAGATATAACGGAACCTACGTTTGAAAACCAATCGATGGCCCAGCTCCACGGCGTCAACTCCCAGACAATGTCTGGGGTCAAGGTGAGACCGAATAACTTATCGGCCTCGGATTCTACACCCAAGCACTTGGCAATACCGTCAGGATTGCCATTGTGATAAGTGAAGGCTCCCGAGAACCACCGTCGAACGGTGGTTTTCGACTCCTTGATTATCGGCTGTGGAGTCCCGTTAAAGTCTCCCACTGAGGTAGTCTGCGAGTAACTGCAGATTGCCTTTTCTGGGAGGACCTCAACGGAACTACTCACTATCGGCTCGAATTCGAACTCGCGACGTACGCGCGTGCCAGAATTGTCAGAATAATGTTTCATTATCTGATTTCCGTCACGCACAGACTGAGCGGTATCTTTCATATCGCTCACGAAAGGAAGCCATCCAAACTGCGCAGCCAGATACTCTGACCCCGCAGCTTTGGCGACTTCCGTACGACGCTTCCAGGCAGATATGGCAGGCAAACTAATACGTTTGTCGTGCACAATCTCGCCTAGGGCAACGCCTAGGTTGGCGTTGGCGTTCGTAGGGTCCACAGCTGATATCGCGTCAGCTCCAATTTGATCCAGATACGAAGTATCTTTTTCAAATTCGCTGGCGGGACGGCCGCTGTAACCGACATTAGGAATTGGGATAATAACGGGCCCGTCATATTCGCGGGTTATACCGAAATTGTCCGTCACCTTAATGTGTACACCCCGAGTGTTAATCTCGGGTTCTACGCGGACCGTTGAAAACGGTCCACCGGTTTCGTACTTCCCCGTACGGGGATTACGAGGGTGCCCAGTCGAGACAGTAACCTGTCGTCCTTTATATCTGGTTTCGGAACCTGAGCTAATATCACTCAGAGATTTTCCCGCTTTCGAACGCTTGATAGCAGGAAATTTGATCACTCGATCGAGTGATCGTTCCTTTTTACCAGAGTTTCCGGACATAGTGAGTTGCTCCCTTTGTTAGACTCTACATATTTCTATGTAGGGTGGGTCAAATTGCACTGCGCGGGGAACCCAATCGGGATTGATTTGATAGGCAAAATTGCCTAAATAATCTCGG